GCTCTACTATAGCGTCAAATTTATTTCTTGAACTTGTTGGATATGATAATCCTTTAGTTTCAAATCTTTGATATGACTCTGGTCTTATTAAATTTGGATCATTAAGTACCATAACCCCAGCTGTTGTACCTGTAACTGAACCTGACACACTAGAAGTAACCCACGTATTAATTTCATCTTGAGAAAATTTAAGTACATACCTGCTTACTTGAGTAGGTAATGTATTATTTATACTTTCTTCTAATATAGTAGTAGCTTCTAAAATTTCATCTAGCCCTGTGTTCATACTTTGAGAAGTAGTGTACAATGAAGCATCTTTTGTAGGGAATATTTTTCTATTTGCCATTTTTTATATTATTATATTGGTACTACTTTACCTAGTATATCTTGATTAGGATATTTTACTTCAAATATCATAGGATCTATAGAAGGATAAACTACTTCATTTATAGTTGCTGATGTTGTGTCATAAGCAAAATCACTATACCCTAAACTTTCTCCTGTTAAATTGCTAATTTTTATATTTTTTACTATTTGTACTCCTGGTACTTTACTTAACAAAATAAATATTTTTTGCATTATAATAGGTTCATTTATTTGCCAATTATCTATATTAAAATAATCTTGTAGACCTGTTATAGCTAAAGTTAATGTTTCACTACTATTAAAGTTAGGATTAACTACTATTTCAAAACTAACTTGAATATTAATAATATAAGCATTTTTAATATTGATAGAATCATTAATCATTCTATATTCTGATAGATAGGTTTGAAGATTTCTTTTTAAAGTATCAGAAGCTATTCTTAAATTTTTATTTTCGTTGTAAGATAAAATATATAAATCTAACACTGATGGTAATTCACCTGACTGGTAATCACCAATTTTACAAGGTTGAGTATGTGCTTTAGCTATTACTCCTAAATTAGAAGGCATTGATAATGTCCTAACTAAATAATCTTGAGCTGTTACTGTTCTTAATTGATTTTGAAAATTACCTAATGAATTTTGTCTTAATTCTTCTATACTATCTCCATCACCTCCTCCATCAGCAGCTAAAGGATTATTTGTTGCTAATGAATTAAACATAGCATTTGCTAATACTGTTGTTAATGATACTGATGTGATTGGTTGATTAACAAAACTAACATTACTTTTATCAACTGAAGTTAAAGAACCTGCTTCTACATTAGCTGATTGTCCTCCTCCTGTTAAATATCTTACTGTTAAAGTAGTATTATAAGGAGCTATACCATAAGTATTTGTAAATACAAAATTTACAGGTGAAAATGCTGTTGTTAATTTAGTTCTTTCAAATGGTAAACCTAAACCTACATTATCTGGGTTAGGTATAATTTCTTCTGTTGTTGATCTAGTGCTTCCAGCTCCAAACTGCATTTGTAATGAACCAGAATCTACAAAACGTGCTGCAAATCTTCTTTGAACTCGTTTTAATTCTAATAAATACGGAACTTCTGGGTCTGATATAAAATTAGGATCATTTTGATTTGTATTTCTTATAGAATTATAAACACTTTCTTGAGCTAAATTAGGTACTTCATACCATTGATTTCCATTAGTATCAAATACATCTAAAATTCCGATTATACTAGTATCATTTATGTTTACCGTATCAAACTTTTTTGCATTTGAAAAAGTAAAATCTATAGTATTTATAGTTGCTGATATAGATTTTCTTGACTTTTTTAATAAATAATAAGTTGGACTACCGTTAAATGTTTGGTAGACTGATACAACTGTTGGATCTAATGAACTCGAGGCTGAAAAATCAACTACATCTTCTGTTAAAAATTGAATATTAGAATTCTGAGTAGAAGTAATTTGAGTATTTTCTGGTATTAATAAAGAATAATTATAATCTGGTACTGATACTCCATTTTCTATTATAGCTGGTACTTGTTGAAAATAATCTATAATTGTAGAAGCTGCTGTTGTGATTTTAGGTGTATAAACTAATGAATAAGCTAAAGCATATAAATTTTGATTTTGTCTTGCTTTTTGTATGTATGTTTCCTGTACTTGATTATCTAAATATAAAGACATTACATCACCTACATAAGCAGCCATTTCAATAAATAACATTCCTGTAGATGATTCTGTAAAATCATTAAAAGTATCAGGAAAATAAGTTTTAGAATATTGTATTAATTGATTTCTAATTGAATTAAAATCCCTATCAGTATATCTTATGTCTCTCTTTAAATCAGCCATTATTGTAATTCTATGTTAAGTGTATCTGTTACCCCAAAATTTACTATTTGATATGTTAGGATAAAGTTAATTGTGTTTCTATCTTCATCATTTTCAAATTTAATTTCTTCAATTCTTACAGTAGGAAAAAATTGTCCTATTTGATCCTGTATCATTAATAATAGCTCATTTTGAGTAGAATCTATTATCCCTTCAAATAATAAGGATCTTAAATCTCCTCCAAATAAGGGATTAAATACTCTTTCTCCTTTATTAGTTAATAAATAGTTTAATAAATTTGATTTTGTTTGTTCTCTTGTAGTATATGTAGGAATAAATACGGCTGGTCCATTTATAGGAAAACCATATCCTACTGCTACACTAGGAGTAAGATCAATTGGAAATTTATTATCTATTATTCTTGCCATTATTTTTATTTACCACCCATTAAGCCTGCTATTTGACTCATATCAACTTCTCCTGCTGGTAAAGTACCATTTGCTACATCCATTCCTTGTTGTGGTTTGAATTGTTGTACACTATTAGTATTAAAAGCTGCTGTATCACCTAATATATTTTCATATGCAGATCTTTTAGCTTCTGCGGTCATTGTTGGTGTTTGAGGCATTATTGGTGCTTGACTTTCCATTATTGGAGGAGTGTAAGTTGGTTGAGTTATAACTTTTGGAGTTTTAACAGCTTCCAATAAAATTTCCTTCAATTCTTCTTGAATAGCCTCTCTAACGGCTTCTTTTATTATTGTTTTTAATGCTGATGTCTTCATTTTATTTATAAATATTATGTTTGTTAGTTTGTTATATCTTCTACTGTAAAAAATGTATAATTAGTTGGAAAGTTTGTATCAACCCCACCTATTTGAGGGTTACTATCAATTATTTCTAGATCGTATGTATAAGTCCCTAATATCTCTAATGATCCTACTACTTCATTTATTTCAGTAAATGCTTGAGCTGTTTGTGATGCCTGTAATGATATAGTAATGTCATTATTATCAGGTCCTACATTACCAGGAATTAAAGGAAGTCCTGTTGATGGTGATGTCCAAGCTCCATTATTATATTCAGTTCTATCACCATTTAATCTTGTAAATTCTGCTTGAAATTGTCTTAAACCATAATATAACATACCAAGAGTTGCTACTTTAGCATTTTGTCTATCAGACGATTCTCTTTGGTCTGCTCCTGTTAATCCTTCTTGTGTAGTATTTTTTCTAGCAGTCCAATACCAATTTTCGTTTGCTGTTGCGTTTTGATCTTTTTCGATTTGTTTTAATACTGAAGATGTTCCAAAAGATAAGATTGATTCATATGTTTGTAAAACACCAAATACACCAGAATTAGCAGCATCAACTGCATCTTGATTAATGTCTAAAGCTATTTTACCATTTAAATCTTTAACTAATCTTTTAAATTTATTAGTTCTAATATTAGCATTTTCATCTTTATTTCCAAATAATCTTTTAGATAACCAAAGCACATCATCATTATAAAGTAACTGTTGTGATTTAGCAAATAAAACGTCTATTACTTTTCTTGTATTGTCATCTTTATTCATACCCTCCCCACTGTATTCACCTACACCATACCACTTATTATACGCATATTTTAACTGTTGTTTAAATGTTTTGGTATAATTTAATTCCTGGAAGATAGGATTAGCAAAACCTGCTTGATAAGCATCATCACCAGCAACAACTCCCTCATTTCCAGTACCAAAATATAATCCCGTACCTGTTTCTTGAGCAGTCGCATTAACATTTTCTAATATTGTTAAAGCATTTTGTCCATACTTACCAACAAATGTATTAGTAGGCTCTTGATTCCACCCTTCTATTCTACCTGTAAAAGGATTTATATCATCTTGTATGGCTGAAGATCTTTTAATTGTTAATAATGCTTGTGTATATCTTGGAATAGCAACCCCGACACTATTAGGAATTGGGTTTCCTGTCCCCCCAAAAGTTCGTAATCTTAAACTAATAGGTTTATTTACTTGTATAGTACCGGATTGAATATAAGATGATCTTGTTAGACCTGTACCACCTTGATAGGATCCATCATTAACTAAAGCATCCGCCCCATATTCTATGTCTGTGGGAGAACTATTTAAATTAACACGAGTTCCTCCATATACTATATAATCAGGAAGAATATCACCCCCACTTTGTGTTAAGGCTTCAAGTTCTATACCTAAAGATGCTGCTAATTCTTCTAATTCTGCTGTATCTAAGTCACCAAGATCTCTAAAACTCTCTGATGTTAAATCAACATTTTCTCTAAATACAGGAGCTGAAAATAATTTTATATTGTCAGTATAGGTGTCAACAGCAAATCTACCTTCTGCTACTAATACAGCTAAACTACCAGCATATGAATATGACGCTGCTGGTAAGCTAGGATTAGTTAATTCATTAATATTAAATATAGCTACACTACCATTACCAGTACCATCAACACTAAATCCTACTGAATTTTTCCTAAAACATCTAATTCTTCTTGATGGGAAGAAATATGGATTATTTGGTTCATGTTCTAATATAAATTGAAAATTTTTGTAAAAATAAGGATTATCAGAATTTAATTGAAGTCTTTCTTCTAAATCACCACCAATACCAGATAATGGGTCAGTTTGAGCTAAATTACCTTGAATATTAGATAATAATGAAGATTGAATATTATCAATATCACTTTGATCTAAAAGAGGACATTGGTCTTGTAAATCAACTACAGATTTAACCATTGTTAATACTTTTAAAAATGGATCCAAAATTAAATTTAAACCATTTAAACCTGCTATTGTAGTATTAATAGTAGCTGTCATTATCCCTAAAGCATTTGGTATTACTCTTATATCAACAGCTGCTGCTTTTACTAAATCAGATAAAGATCCTATTGTAGATGAAAAAGTATTTAATACACCTGTTGGTATACCTACTCCTGGAGGTGATGCTGTTGGTATTGCTAATTTTTTTAAAACTTCAAGTAAAGTAGATATACTTTCAACAGTCGTTGCTACTGAACTTGCTGAGTTTTGAAGAGCAATTATAGGTGAAGTTAAAGCTATAGTTTGTTCTTTTATGGCATTAGTTGTGGTATATATTTTCTCTACTTCTTCTCTAGCATTATTAATAGTTCTTGTAGTTGTTTCTTTTTGTTGAGCTGTTAATTGAGGCATAGCACAAATAACTGGGGGTGATAGCAATTTATTATAATCAATATTAGGACGTTCTCCCCTTAATGCTGCTTTTACATCAATAGGTAATAAAGTTGTGTCAATCCCAGCTTGTTCTATAAGTGCTAAACCTTGATCTATTACCTTATCTTCTATCTTTTTAATTTCTTTATCTAAAAGACCTGATTCTCTAGCTACTTTAACTATGGCTTTAAATGTTACTTTAGATTGTGCTGACATTACTTAGTAGTTGTAGTTATAGATTTATATTGTTTTATTTTGCTAAACATTTGCTGTGATGATCGTACTAATTTATTTGCTGGTACTGCTAAACCTATTATAGGGGCTGAGATATTACCTGGGCCCCCAATTGTATTTTTTTGAAATACTGTGGCTAATGAATTTATATCTTTACACAATTCTTCAAAATCTTTTAAAAATTTATTTCCTAATATTATAGGTTCAGATGCATTTTTATCACCTAAAGCTATACTTTTAGAATTAACTAATAAAGCATTAGAATCAATATTAACACTATTAATAGAATTTAAATTAATTGTTTTAAATGAACTTAATAATATTGAATCTGTTTTTGAATTTAATAATAATCTACCTGAGTTTAAAATTATTTGTTCATCGTTGTATTTATCTACTGTTGTGGGTGGAGAAAAATAAGACAAATAATTAGTTGAAGATCCTGATATTGGAATTGTTTGATTTGTTGTTAAATAAATGTTTGAGGGATCTTTATTTATATCTTCTACTTGTGGGATCCAAGATGCATTGTCTTCTTCATGTTGCCCATTTCTTAATATTGTTATAGGATTTCCATTTTCACCTGTACTAGACCAAGGATTAGGTATAATACTACCTGATACTGTAGACCCAAATCTAAGAGATTGACCCCATCTACCTTCATATATAATATCTCCTTCAAAAGGTTGTAATTTTCTAGTTTCTATGTTTTCTACAAAAGTATCACCTAAATCTATTTCACTCCCTGATATAACTTGTCTTACATTTACTAACCCACCTTCAATTTTTTGATAATCTTCTGTTTGACCATCTGAACGTTCTGATGGTTTTAAAGGATCTGGTATAGCATTATGGTGGACACTATTCCATATATTAATTGGTTGAAAATAATAATTAGATACACTATTTACATTAGATTGAACATTAGTATTAGGTAATTTAATTACATAAATAATTTCATTTTCTAAGGGAATATTTGACATATTAGGAAACAAGGGTAGTGCAAATTGATCACTTTGGAATGAAGGTTCAGGGTTTGGATTATTTAGTGATGAATAAAATACTCCTCCTATAGATTGGTATTCTCCTAATCTTGCAAAAGTTTCTGGATATGTTTCCCCCTCAAGTATAGCTTTTCTAACCCTTGCTGGGTGTAAACTAATTTGAGTGGACGAATTTATATTTTGATTCGTAACATTACTATCTTGTTTATAATTATATCCAGAACCCATAAAATATTTTTAGTCTTCTTTTTTAGTTTGTATTTTTTCCATTTCAGCAAGTAAAGCATCTTTTTCATCTTCAGTTATTCCTAAACCTCCATCTTCACTAGAATTATTAACTACTCTTTGAATAATAGTAGCCATTTTAATTAAGGCATCATCGTTTTTTACACCGATTTCCATATATTCTTTAATTAAAGGTACTATAAGAGTAGCATCACCTATTTCTTGTACTAAAGGTTTTAACTCTGAAATTAAAGCTGTTACTTGTTCTGATTTTTTCTTTTGGTTATTATAAATTTCTTCTAAAAGATCAGAAAATTTTTTATCCCCAAATACTATTGAATCTAGTTGGCTCATAATTTTTGGTTATAAATATAAAAAAACTAAACCTTTGAGGCAGGATAATACCCTTGTTCTAAGTAAAATAAATATTTTTCTTTAAAAATACCATATAAAACATTAGCAATTTTAGTAATTTTTGGAGTTTTAACATCAATCATCTCTCTAATATAGATATAAAGTGCTTTTTTATTAAAAACATCAATTGCATCTCTTTTTCTAAATAGTTCTAATATAGCATCAGCAATTTTAGCATCATTTCCCTTAGGAAAAATTTTATATATTTTTTCGGTACATTCTATAACGTACTTATCTATAAAAATGGATAATTTATCTTCATATTTGTATCCTTGGTTTGATAATTCATCACCTTCAAATGCCCCCTCTATAACTTTATCAACACTTTCATCCATTTTTTGAGATGAAATAAATCCTGGGTCGGTTGAATCTAAATTTGAGTAATTAGCTAAATCAGTTATTTGAATATTTTTTATTTTTTTACCGTAATTTTTTGTATTATAAACTATTAACCATCGTTTAACTATAGTACCAAAATAAGAATAAGCTTTAGCACCATTTTCAGGATTAAATAGATGAATTTTTGATAATAAAAACACCATTAATTCATGTTGTAAATGTTCTAAATTTTCTACTTCTGTGTAGTAGAACTTAAATGTATGGATTATATTTTGAGTAAGCTTATAAAAAGGATAATGAATATAATCTTGATATATATCACTTCTTTCATCAGCATCCTTAATAGGATCTAAACTATTATATTTAACTATATTTGCTTCTGTTTCTTTTGAAAAATATACTCGTCCTTTTCTTTCTCTTTTATTTTTCTCAATTATGTGATCCATTTATTCTTAGATTTTTTTGATATTAAAATCATTAAGAATTTCTTGAATATTTTTAATTGTTTTAAAGAAGTGTCCTACTTCATCATCACCTTCAAATGAGCCCTTAATATCTGTTTTTTTAACTTTTTCATCTGAAACCTCTATTACTCTAGATATATTATCTAAATATTTAAGATATCCTAATAGAATATCTTCTTGTCTTTCATTTTTACGTAGTAGATTAATAGTCGTAAATCCTAAAACCACGACTATTATTAAAAGTATTATTATTGTTGTTATCATAATTTATCAAATAAGTTTTTAAGTCCTTCACTTTTTATAGTATTTAAAGCTTTAGATTTAGTACTTGTTTTTTTGTTTGACTTCAATGTATAATTATTTTTGGGCTTATCCACACCATTCTTTAATGTAGGAAGCCATTCTTTTTCAAATTCAATTCTTGCCGCCATCATATCTGCATGGTGTATTATATAAATTAAAGATGTTCTAGGTTTTGTTTCAACCATATAACTTTTAAAATATGGCTCATTAGCTGGGTCATATAAACCATCATGTAACTTAATAGCTAAATGCTCATTATATGTTAATTTAATACCTGCTTGGGATAATAAAAATAATGATCTATCTGGAACTGACATATATGCAATTTTTTTATTGAATTGATACATTTCACCCATATTTTTCTTTCTCCATTCATCTTTAGAAGGTATATGTGAGTATTCAACACCATCACCCATTTTTCCTAAATCATGATTGATAGCAGCAAATACTAATTCTTCTATAGTATATGTAGTAATATCGGCTCCCATTTTTTCCCATACACTATGTAGTTGAATAGCGCATTCAATCACGCGATTAACGTGGTCA